ATCCGGCTACAGCAGGCAGTTCTACAGTAAAAGTAAATGGTATTGCTATTCACAGAGTAGGTGACGCTACTGGTGGCCATGGTAGTTGGGTACCTAATTCAGCTTCTACTGGAAGTTCTAACGTTTTTGCTGGATAATACGTATAAATATTACTATGCCAAGTTATAGTGTAGAAAACGTATCAAATAATAGCTCAAGAGCTACAAGAATTTACAAAGATTTAGATTTAGACTTTGGAAGAAATACAGTTACACATGACGTTAATAAATTAACAGATGTTGAGGCAGTTAAAAGAAGTGTTAGAAACTTAATTCAAACTAATCACTTTGAGAGACCTTTTCATCCTGAAATTGGTGGTAATGTTAGAGCGATGTTATTTGAACCAATGACACCATTGACAGCTCTTAACTTACAAAGAAAGATTGAAGAAGTTTTATTAAATTTTGAGCCAAGGATTAAACTAATACAAATTGTAGCAAATCCTGATATGGACAGAAACAGTTATAAGTTAACTATAAGTTTTTACGTAGTAGGTACAGTTCAACCTGTAACAGTAGAAACATTTTTAGAAAGATTAAGATAAAATGGCCAGTAATAAATTAGAAGTATCAGAATTAGACTTTGATGATATAAAATCAAATCTTAAAACATTTTTACAAAATCAATCAGAGTTCCAAGATTATGATTTTGAAGGTTCAGGTTTTGCCGTACTATTAGATTTACTTGCTTACAATACACATTACTTAGGTTTCAACGCTAACATGTTAGCAAATGAAATGTACTTAGACTCAGCAGACATTAGAAAAAATATTGTATCAATAGCTAAGATGTTAGGTTACACACCTACATCATCAAAATCTCCGTCTGCTACAATTAATATTTTAGTAAACAATGCTTCAGGCGCCTCTATTACAATGAACAAGGGTACAGTTTTTACTTCTTCAATAAGTGGCACATCATATCAGTTTGTAACTAACGCTTCACACACTATAAATCCAATTGATGGTGTTTATCAGTTTTCAGGTATTCCTATTTACGAGGGCACTTTAGTTACATTTAAATATACAGTTGATAGTTCAGATGTTGACCAAAGATTTTTAATACCAAACAACAACGCTGATACATCAACATTAAAAGTTTCAGTACAAAATTCAAGTTCAGATACAACAACATCAACTTACACTTTAGCTTCAGGTCTAACAAGTTTAACTAGCACATCAAAAGCATATTTTTTACAAGAAGCTGAAGATGGTAAGTTTGAAGTTTATTTTGGTGATGGTGTTGTAGGTAATTCTTTAACAGATGGTAACATTGTAATATTAGAATACATTGTTACAAATAAAACAGAAGCTAATGGTGCTAGTGTATTTACACTGTCAGGTTCTATTGATACATTTACAGATGTTACAATTACAACTTCATCAAATGCTCAAGGTGGTTCAGAGGCACAAACTAAAGAATCAATCAGATACAATGCTCCGTTACAATACTCAGCACAAGATAGAGCAGTTACAACAAGCGATTACGAAACAAAAGTATTACAAATTTATCCTAATGCTCAATCAGTATCAGCATGGGGTGGCGAAGATGATGAAACACCACAATATGGTGTAGTTAAAATTGCCATTAAGGCAGCTTCAGGTTCTACTTTAACAGACACAACTAAAACAGATATTGTTACACAATTAAGAAAGTTTAACGTTGCTTCTGTAAGACCAGTGATTGTTGATCCAGAAACCACATCAATTTTATTAACATCAACTGTTAAGTATGATGAGAAATCAACAACTAAAACGGCGACTACTATTAAATCAGATGTTTTAACATCATTATCAAATTACAACACAAATACATTAACACAATTTGATGGTATTTTTAGATATTCAAAAGTTTTAGAATTAATTGATGATACAGATAGTTCTATTTTATCAAACATAACAACATTAAAAATTAGAAAAAACTTTACACCGACAATTGGTTCATCAACAAGATATGATGTTTATTTTAGAAATGGTTTATATAATCCACACTCTGGCCATAACACTTCAGGTGGTGGTATTTTAGAATCAACTGGTTTTAAAGTTGAAGGTGATACAACAAATATTTATTTCCTTGATGATGACGGACAAGGTAACGTAAGAAGATTTTATTTTGTAGGTGCTGTTAGAACATATGTAAACAACACACAAGGTACAATTGATTATTCAACAGGTCAAGTAACAATAAATTCATTAAACATATCAAGCATAGAAAATATTAGAGGTTCTGCCTCAACAGTAATTGAGTTAACAGTACAACCAAGTTCAAATGATGTTGTGCCTGTAAGAGATCAAATTTTAGAAATAGACACAGCCAACTCATCTATAACAGTTCAAGCAGATACTTTTGTAGGAGGTTCAGCAGACGCTGGTGTAGGTTATACAACAACAAGTAGTTACTAATGGCCACATTTAAAGATAAAATATCTAGCCTGATAAATCAGCAGGCACCAGAGTTTGTTCTTGCTGACCACCCTAAATTTTTAGAGTTTGTAAAATCATATTACACTTTCATGGAATCAGCCGAGTTACATGTAACTTCGGTACAATCAACAGATGGTATATTATTAGAAACTGAAACTGCTCAATTTAACGAATTAATATTAGATGGTTCTCGTTTAGATACAGATAGAACACAACTAGACGCTGGTGATAAAATACTTTTAGAAAGTTCATCATTTGGTAAATTTACTAGAGGTGAAACTATAACAGGTTCTACTTCAAATGCCACAGCAACTGTATTAGCCGAAGATTTAGATAATGGCCGTTTATTCATATCAGCACAAAATAAATTTAAAATGAATGAAACAGTTACAGGTAATGACTCAGGCGCTAGTGCTGTTATCAATAATTACAAACCTAATCCTGTAAATAACATACAAGAGTTACTAAGTTTCCGTGATCCTGATAAAACAATATCTAACTTCTTAACAAAATTTAGAAATGAGTTTTTAAATACGTTACCTGAAAATTTAGATAATGATGTTGATAAAAGAAAATTAATTAAAAATGTAAAATCTTTATATAGATCAAAAGGTACAAGTAGAGGCCACGATTTATTTTTTAGATTATTATTTGATGAGCCTTCAGAAATATTTTATCCTAGAGAACAGATGTTAAGAACTTCTGATGGAAAATGGGATACTAAATTAATATTAAGAGCTATACAATCAACTGGTCAATTAACAACAGGCGATACTTCAGATTTAGTTGGTAGAACAATCACAGGTGAAACCTCTGGAGCAACAGCAATAATTGAAAACGTATTTAAATTTCAAATTGGCACTAATACTGTAACTGAATTTATTTTAAATGAAGACACTTATGCTAATGGTACTTTTCAAGTAGATGAAGTTATAAGAGGAACAATATCAGATGAGTCTGATACTTTTATTAAGGCAACTGTAACAGGTATACCTCAAACAATAACACTTACAAATGATGGTGCTTTATATACAGAGGGCGACACAGTATCATTAACAGGTGGTGGTGAGGGTGCTCTTGTAAGTGTAGATACTGTTGGTCGTGGTAAAATAACAAATTTTTATGTTGATAGTGGTGGTTCAGGTTATGAAATTGGTGATGATATTGTTTTTAATAATTCAGATACAGGTGGTGGTTCAGCAACAGCAAAAGTTTCACTTGTAAATGGTGGATTTACACCAGAAAGTGGAGTAGAAACAGATTCAATTTCACATATTATTTTAGAAGATGAAACTGTAAGAGGCGATCCATACACAGGTAATAAAGTTGTACAAGAAAGTGGATCAGGATCTGGTGATATTACAGACATAAGAATTATAGACGCTGGTGGAAATTATAAATCTTTACCAATTGTAACAGTTGATGATACAAACGGATCAGGAGCTAGTATATTTACTTATGGTTCTGAAATAGGAAAAGTTCAAGCAATAAAAACTGTTGAGTCAGGTGCTGAACATCAACAATCTCCTAGTCCACCTACAATAGCATTAAGATCAAAAATTTTAGTATTAGATAGAACAGGATCTTTTGCTACAGGTGATACAGTAACAGGTGTAGCGCCAGACTCTAGTGTTGTAACAGGAACAGTTGTATCTTTAGATACTGATAGAAATATTTTAACACTGTCAGGTGGTAATTTTCAAATAGATTCAACTATAACATCCGATAGTGGTGGTTCAGCAACTGTAAAAATTATGGATCAAGCAACTGCTACAACAACGGTTGGTGCCACGGTAAATACTTCAGGTGAGTTTTTAAATGAAGATGGCCATGTATCAGAATCAACAATGAAAATACAAGATAGTTTATACTACCAAGATTTTTCTTATGTTATAAAAGTAGGTCGTTCTATTAATGACTGGCGAGATAGTTTTAAACAAACAATGCATACTGCTGGTTTCTACTTTACAGGTCAAGTAAATATTACTTCTCGTATTGACGCTCAATTAAGAAGCTTTACAGGTATTAATTCTAGTGAGTTCTATACACAAATTGCTTCAATACTTAATACATTATTCTCTACTATATTTGGTAGAAGATTAGGAACAACAACAGACGGCACTACATTAAGAGCAAATTCAGAGAGGGGTGTTGATCCTGACTTTGATAATTCAACAATTACACCTTTGAGTAATACTACTAGAGATGTCACACTAAATCAACATATAACTCTAAAATTACAAAATTTACCTACGTTGGAAGTTAGAGGCACAAGTACCAAATACGGTTACGTAGTGGCTGGGCCAAGAATGAGAAGTATAAATCAATATTGGAGATTATATAGTGGTAGTGACCATCCACAAGTAACTACAGTTGGTGCCACAGGCGATTCGTCAATAACCACAAACATTTCGCCTATGACATTAAGAGATTGGAACAATTTTAGAATTATAGGCACTCAAAATGCTAGTTTAGACGGAGAGATAGTACAGTTTAGAGATATAAACACACCTAATCTTAAAACTTATCTAGCTTTTCCAACAGAAATTAAAGTAGG